GTAAGCCATATACGCAACGAGTAGGCATAGGGTAGGGCTTTACCCCCCGGTGTGAAGTAAGGCTCTACAAGGGCTTCTGCGGGCGTGCTAGTGATATTGGTTTTAAGTTGATTTAAAACTAGCAAAGTGCATTGCTTATTTGCAATTGGTTGAACTAATTTAGACATACCCTTAGAGAGAATACGTGGCTTTTGAGCCATTGTAGATTGAGGATTGAAGTCTCCTTCAAGGTCTGCATTTGCTGGTGTAAGAGCAAGGGAGTCCCATACAAAGAGCATTTTATTGCCATTTGCATCAAGGAGTTGTTCGATAGTCTCCAATACAAATTCAACAGATGTTGCTTGGACATAAAGAATGTTCTCAACGTCGCAACCTGCTTTTGCTAAGAAATCTGAGTCAAGAGCAGATTCTGAATCAAAATATACCACATCGATTCCCATTTTTTGGGCATTTGATGCTACTTGTGCAGCCATATATGATTTACCAGAAGCAGAAAGACCAGCAATTTCTGTAATCTTTCCTACTGGAATACCTGCCATTTTTCCTTTACAAATAATGGAGTCTAACCAACGAGAACCTGTTGGAATCCATTCTGCTACGTCAGTAGGATTATCATCTACAAGACTAAATGCTACCTCATTTCCTGCTGTTTTATTAATTAAGTTTTTGAGTTCTGCGATTGATAACTTACCATTTTTAGTGGTAGTTGTTTTTGTACGTGCCATTAGTTAAACCTCATAATGAAAAGGGACGGGCATACCATAAGATATACCCGTCCCGTTAGTTTGTCAAATATTACTTTGAAGCGAATTCTTCAAAGGCTTCATCGACAGATGATGCTGCGGACTTTTTACCACCACCCTTTACAATTTCACGGGATGATGTTTCTGCACTTTCATCGGATGCAAGGGCACTATCAAGAATCTTCTGAACATCAGAAGTTGAATGACGCTTGTATAGTGTAGTAAAGTCTGGAATGGTATCCAGAAGTTCCTTGCACTTAGCAGGACCACCATATGCAGGGTCACAGAGAGGAGACTCCTTACGACGAGGAGTAATCTTAGTCTCTGGGAATGCACCGGGAGAGGTTGGCTTAGTATAATCAATCACAAGGTCAAAACCAGTTTCGGGGTCAGTAATATCGCCGTAGTCTGGATTTAGAACAAGTTGAATAAGAGTCTCATAGGCACGCTTTCCGTATGACCAGATTTGAACACCCTTCTTCTCGTCACCACGAACGATGATTGGAGACATAAAACGTTGGCGAGGGAAAAGGTCTTTTGCCATCTTTTGGCTTTCCTTATCCTCGTTTGCAGTACCTTCCTTCCAGAGTTGAGAAGCAAAGTCACAAACAGGACAGGTTTCGTTATAATTCTTCTTTGGACAAAGGAAGTTTTGATTTCCTACGCCGTAGTGGAACCACATTTCCTTAAATGGGTCACCATCTTCGGTAGGAACAATACGGATTGAATGTTGTCCTGCTTCAATCTTCCACATATTTGTATTTGAACCACCACCCTTTCCGTTGAGGGAATCGAGTTTTGCTTTCATCTTTGATAGGTCTAGTGCCATGATAATACTCCTTTTTTATTGTGATAAGAACAGGGAAGCGAATTTTCTACCCTGCCATTAGAAAACATAACCTTCTTTAATCATAGAGTCAAGGTCAATTTCGTTTATTTCTCCAACTACTGTCGATTCATTAAAGATACGAAAATCCCTTGCTTCCAAGTCATACACTACACGACTTCCATCGGGTAGAGAACGACTAACATTGCTGCCTTTAATTCTACTACTAATTAGTTCTTGTGGCAAGTTTTTAATCTCGCAGAACAGCATAGTACGCAGAGTCCCATCCTTCTTTTTGAAGGTTGCTTTATGTGCTTTTTGCATAATTTCCTACTTTTGAATATAAGGTGATTTATAAACTACATAACAATAATTTGTATCATATTTTGTCGGATAAACACCGAACATTGTTGTTGTATTGTCTTCAAGTTTTGTATCAATTTGATTTGAAATTAAGTCAAAAAGTTCTCCGTCGTTGTTAAGTTGGTTTTCGTTTATACAGTAATAATATCTCTTCTCACGAACGTTGTCAAGTGGAAAAAACTTTGATTCTTCACCTTTCGCAAAATCCAT